CTACATCCGTGGTGTCCGTGGCGCTGGCAACGACGAGGTGTTCCACCTCTTCGTGACGCCGCAGCAGATGGCCGCCCTCAAGCTCGATTCGGACTTCCTTGCCAACGTGCGTAACGCTGGCATCCGTGGTCCGAGCAACCAGCTCTTCGCTGGCTCGAGCTCGTTGATGGTCGACGGCGTGATGGTGCACGAGTTCCGTCACGTCTTTAACACCGCGAGTGCGACCACTGGCACCTCGGCTAACGCCGGTGCCGCTGGTTACAAGTGGGGCGCTAATGCCAACGTTGTTGGCGGTCGTGCGCTCTTCTGCGGTGCTCAGGCGCTCGCGATGGCTGACATCGGTCTGCCGGAAATCGTGGAAGACACCTTCGACTACCAGAACCAGTCTGGTATCTCGATCGGTAAGATCTTCGGTCTCCGCAAGCCGAAGTACCAGAGCGATTACAGCGGGTCCGTTCAGGACTTCGGTGTGATCTGCCTCGACACGGCCATCTAAGTCGTGAGGGGGCCCTCTCTTCGGAGGGGGTCCCCTACTCTTTAAGCCAGGAGGTTCCGTGAAGGTCATTGCAGACCAAGAGATTCGGGTGGCCACCCTTAGCGGTGCGTGTGTGCTGTTCCTTCCGGGCGTTGAGCGAGAGGTCTCCGATGAGATCGGACTGCTTGCCCTCCAGATGGGAGCAAGACAAGCGGATGTGCTGAAGCTGCCCGACCCGATTGTGGCTAAGCCATCATCGATTAAGGTAACTACGGAACCTGCGTCCAAGACTGTAGAGGTCGAGGCGTTTGAAGAGTTTAAGACTCTTGATGATGTTATTAACGGGATGGAAAAACTGGTACAGTTTGCCGACCCAGAAGATTTTAAGGCTGATGGGACGCCCAAAGCGTCGGCGGTTAACCGTGTTGTCGGGCGTACTGTTAGCACCGAGGACCGGGAAGCGGCTTGGGAGGCGTTCCTACACTCGTGAGGTAGACCATGGCTGTCACCGTACAAAGCGTTATTGACCGGGTTCAAAAGACCCTTCAGGACACCACCGGTGTCCGTTGGCCTGTAGTGGATGAGCTCGTGCTCTGGGTCAATGACGCCCAGCGAGAGATCGCCCTCCTCAAGCCAGATGCTTCTGCTAAGAACGTAACCGTCACTCTAGCTGCCGGTACGAAACAGGACATCCCCAGTGACGGCAATCGCCTACTTCGGGTGGTCCGTAATATGTCGGCTGCTTCCAACGGTGTTGGTAAGCGCGCTGTTCGCATCGTGTCTCGCGAAGTTCTTGATGCTCAGACTCCCGACTGGCACGACCCGCTCGTTACGGGCGACGCAGCCCATACAACGGTCGTAAAGCATTACATTTATGACGAGCAGAACCCGCGTAACTTTTACGTGTATCCTGGCGTAGCATCGGCCGCTAGCTCGTTTGTCGAGATCATCTACTCGGCGAACCCCGTGACGGTGGCGCAGAATGGTAACTTGGACATTCCTGATATCTTCGCCAACGCAGTGATGAACTACGTTCTCTACATGGCTTACATGAAGGACGCGGATTACGCGGGCAATCAGCAGCGAGCGTCTTCGCATTTCCAGCTGTTCATGTCGTCAATTACTGGTAAGGCGCAGCTAGATGCTTTGACCTCGCCAAACTTTGACTCCAGTCGTCTTGCGATGGCAGCTCCGGCAGTAGCGGGGTAATTAAGCATGGCGCTCTATGAGTCGCTGCTTCCTGAGATCATCCCGATGGTGCCCGGCTGTCCGGACACGCTGATCGAAAATAACATTCGAGCGGCAGTAATCGAGCTGTGCGAAAAAGCAGCAGTACTTCAGGCTGAGCTTGATCCGATCACTACCGTTGCCGGTGTGTACGAATACGATCTTGAGCCTCCGTCAGGCACGGTTGTGCATAAGATCATGTGGGTCGTACACGACGGTAAAGACATCGAGCCGATTAGCACTAGTCTACTAGAGCAGCGTAAGCAGAACTGGCGAGACGCCGACAATCGCGGCACGCCGGAATACTACGTAAAGACCAGCCAGTCTCTGTTCTGGATGGTGCCTGTACCGAATGTTACGAAAGCCTCCAGCACCATCGTGCGAGCGCAGTTGAAACCTACGCAGACTTCCACTGCTGCTGCTGATGAGTTGATGTCTGACTATCGTGACACGATTGTAAATGGCGCTTTGTTTCGTTTGCTGCGTTTACCTAGCAAAGACTGGACTGACTTTGCTGGGGCGCAGATATATGCCTCGTTGTTTAACGAAGGTATTACACAAGCTGATCGTCGCGCTAGGAATGCCGACGTTGGTATCGCTAGGAAGGTAGCGTATGGTGGAATTTATACACCCTTCTCACAACGGCGTAACCGTTACGGCCGGGGCGGCTGAGCCTGTAGTAGGCGATGCTAGAAGGGAGTGGGACTGGATAAGACCTGGTGTTGAAGAGATTTTGCGTAATTCGAGGTCTCTTACGTACAGGGCGGAAGATGTTTATGCAGCCTGCGTTAATCAACAGGCTGTGCTTTGGATAACTAGTGAAGGCTTCGTCGTTTCGACAACCGAGACTGACACCTTCACAGGTAAAAAGACGATGTTTCTTTGGCTCGCATGGGCCAAGGAAAAGGGGAATAGCTTGGTATCTAAATACCAGTCGTTCTTCGAGAGAGTGGCGCGCGAGGCGGGGTATAGCTACCTGGAGACTAGGTCGCCCTTCCTAGGTTTGATGCCACACTTGGAGTCCCATGGCTGGTCTATTGATACCGTGGTGTATACGAGGGAACTATAGTGGCCAGCAAACCGAAAGCAGCTGATTACAAGCCCAGCGAGGCAGAGAAAGCTTCTGCTTCGGTGTCAATGGCAGAGAGTCGATACTTTAAAGAGAAGTACGATCCGCTGCTACAGCAGATGCGTGATAAGTCGCTAACCGAGGACATTCAGTCTGGTCTTCGTGGTCGCGCTAATGCGGATGTTATGCAGGCGCTTTCTGCTCCTAGCTATGAGGCTGCAAGTAGCCCTACCGCTGCGGGAGATATGGCTCAGGCTCTTACTGACCAGCTTGGTGCTGCAAACGTAGCGGCAAAACAGGTTCAGAACACGATGCAGTCTGGCGTGCTTGGTACTGCTCGTGGGCAGGTGGCTGACGCGCAAAGCGGAATGGCACAGGCTAGCCGACTTGCTACGTCGAGCGCGCTAGAGAAGGCTCGTGCTAACCAGCAGGTAGCCCAGGCTAAGGTGGCTGCTGCCGCTCAGATCGGAAGCTCGCTTGTTGCTCAGGGCCTTGAAAACAAAGCAAGCGGCGGAAGCTTTTTTACTCCAAAGGATCCAAAGACCGGGCTTTCGGTTAGTAGCGTGAAAGATCGTCTTGCTTACAGCACATACGGAACTGCTGCTGGAAATATGCCTGTTGATCGCGGTTCTTTAAGCATTGCGACCCCGCAGTTTTTTACTCCGCCGTCCATGCCTACCCTTTCTACTCCGGTTTTAAGACGAGACGGTTCGCTTGGTTTTGTTTCAAACACGCCAAGTCTTACTCAGTTCCGACGAACTACTGTTCAGGGGAGGTAAGTTATGGTTACCCCTTCACTATCTTCTTTGAGTGTGGAAGAACTTCTGCGTTTACAACAGCAGATGCAGATTGGTGGTGCTTCTACTGGCGGTGCGATGGTTAATCTGCCGAGTGTCGATGACCCAGAGAAAGCGTATGCTGATCTGACTCGTCAAGAGTATCTTGACTACGTTAAAAACTATCGCGGTTTTGAAGAACAGCTAATTAATAAAGCTCAAACCGACCGCTCGTTAATTGATCAGGCCCGTAAAGACGTCGGTGTTGCATCGGCTTTGACACAGGGTGTAGCTGCTCGTAATTCACAGCGTTATGGCGTTGCTCTTACACCAGCGCAGATCCAGCAGCAGGAGCTGCGCCTGCAGCGAGCCAACACACTGGGTGGTATCCAGGCTGTCAACGACGCTAAAATTGCACAGCGCGAATCAAATACAGCGTTGCTTTCTGACCTTATCAATATCGGTCAGGGCGTAAATCGTGCGGCTCAGAGCCAGCTCGGTTCTGCTGCCGGAGACGCGACAGCCCGTCGCAACGCATATACCCAGGCGAAAGCCGCATCTAAAGCAAACACGTACTCCACGATTGGCTCGCTGGCTTCAGCAGCTATTCTGGCGTTTGCATTCTAGAGGTAAGTCATGGCACAAGATCTTGGTAGCGCGATCCTCGCTGGATTTCAAGGGGTACAAGCTGGAGCCCGCCAGCGCCAGCAGTTGCTTATGCAACAGCAGGAGCTGGATCTTGCCCGTGAGCGCGCCGCGCGCGAAGAGCGGCAGCTCGGTGTTCTTGAAAGTGACTTTAAGCTCAGAGAACAAAAGCAAGCGTCTGATCTTAGAACCGCCCGCCTTTCGGAGATTGATACCAAAGTTAAGAGAGAGGGTGATTCTCTTATTGGAGACGCTCTTAGTCTTGGCTATTACGATGTAAACAATCGTGAAACTCCGTTTAAAAAAGATAAACTAGTCGCAGATCTTCAAGGATCTGACCCAGCAAAAAAAGCTCAAGCGCAGCAATTTATAGTGCGCGTAGCAAATCACGAACGCATGCTTGGTCGGCTTGAAGAAGGAAAGATCGATGAGGACGATTTCTCGTTTGACTCGTTAGATCCACAAGCACTTGCAAGTGGAAAGGTGGTAGCGGTCGGCAAGTACCGATCCACCGGTGAACCTGGCGTCAGCACTGTTAGGGGCACCAACGAGCCAGATGATCCGATCTATTCACGCGATTTTACAGACGCGGCAAAAGACATTTCTGTTTATTGGCGTGGTTCTGTTTTGAATCGTGGGTCTACTATGGGTGGAAGTAGCGCGTATACGCGTTCTACTGTAGTAGGCATGGCTGGCGAAGCGGATGCTAAAGCTGCTCGCGGTGGCGGAGACGTGGTTGGCGCAACGAACCGTGTAACTACTGCGGTTATGAGTACCGTTGGCCCCATTCTCGGGCGGGAAGGAAAGCGCGCAGCCATGGCCGCTCTTTCGGCTTCTCAAGATAATCCAGAAGAATACCGGAAGGTTCTTTTGGACATTACTGACACACTTAACAAAAACGGAGCTAACATCCAGGTTCCGTCTATTCTTACCGCTCCTGTAGATAAGAATAAGCGGGACAGAAACATTGTTGAGCCGGGAGTTTACGAAAAGGGACAAGCAGCTCCACCGTTACCGGTTAGTGCATTTGGTGGCGAAGCTCAACTTGGTGCAGCTGTGTCAGCCAGCCTTTTATCAGCTAGCCCGGTTGCTTCTCTAGATAAGAAAATAGCTGACGCAACTAGCAAAGCTAATAAGGCCACCGGCGACGCCCGAATTGCCGCTGAGAACGAGCTGTCTAAGTTGCAGCAGCAGCGCTATGACTTGGTAAACAATATAAACGTTCGCCAGTTCAACGGCATAAATTCGCAGCTATCCTCGTTGCAGTCCGACAGAGCTAAAGCTTCTCCGGACAGAAGGGCGGCTTTTGACTCTAAGATTTCTGATCTTACGAAGCGCAGGGACTTGTACGTTAAAGCGGGCTATAGAACTCCGTCTATGGAGACTGACGCCTATAAGTCGCTTGAGACCAATGTTCTGTCAAAGCTCGAAGGGCTTACTGGTGAACAGGCCTTGCAACTTGTACAAGATGGTCGCATTAAATTCTCGGAAGCCGATATGGCGGCTATGCGTGCAAGAGCGCAAGAGGCTGGCGTTACTAGTAACGCTCAAGTAAAGCGGCTGCCGTTAAGGGAGCAAACTGCGCTTAGGGCCATCATGTACTCTTGGTCCGAAAATCCGCAAGAGCGTGAGAGCATTCGCCAGGAGATGACGAACCTTGCTGAAACTGGCATCTTGTCTATGTCCAAAAAGGACCTGGATACGTCGCAGCGTGGTTGGTTTACGGCTTATACAGACCGTATGCGCCTTGACCAAGACCGCGCCGAGTTCTTATATAAGGTTTCTAGCGACCGAGCTACTGCTCTTAACGAAGCTCTTAAACGTAAAGATGGCTGGGATAAGTCCGCAAGAGAAGCCTTAACTGGCATGACTAGAATGATTCGTTTTGGTAAAGGCCCAGATGGCGCTGATATCGACGACTCGGGATATGATGGTGGGAAGTTGAATCGCACTCGAGTAGATGCGGCCGTTAAATTTTATCTACCAAATTTAGTTTTAGATACTAGGCAGGCTATACAAGAAGGCTCTGGTAAGCGGCATTTGCAAACCTTAAATGCTTTGACAAGCACCGCGCTTATGGCGGCTGCTAAAGACGGCACAGGCGGGTTCTGGAACTGGGTCGGTAGCTGGGGTAATCCAAGCCCAGATCAGATAATCGGGGCCGGTACAGATTTCGGACTGCAGCGAGTAAAAGCAGAGAAGGATGCTAACGATAACATTACCGGTTTTAGAGTGTACTCAGCTGGTGGTGAGCGTGCCGGTAGATTCTTTACTGCTAAACAGGTCCAGGATCAAATGGATCCGGAAATGTACAAAGTGGTTGTGTCTGCAATTGAGTTAAATGAGCTGGCAAAGCAGAACAAAGACCCAAACGCTAGGTAAAATCCAGAATGGCAGACGCGTTCCAGTTATTCCTTTCTGGTCAACAGCGGCCGTCTACTTCCAGACGTCCGTCTTTTGATGCAGCCACTAGCTCCCCTCGAGTCGTGGATGCCTAGAGCCGTCCCAGGCACTTTAGGGGAAGAGTTTGGCGCTGCTGTACAAGCAGGCGCTATAGGCTTACAGGCAGATTTAGAATTCTTCAAAGGCCTAACTAATACAATCGTAGGCGATGAAAAAGCGGCTGCGGCTAACATCCGCAACGCTCGTCTGGCTGAAGAAGATGCCGCTGCCCCGCTCGAGGGGCTCGAAACGTTCGAGCAGTTCCTTGAGCAGCCGACGTTTGGCGGTTTCGTCAGCCAAGCAACGCGTGGGTTTGGTCAAGTTGTACCGTCTGCTATTTTGTCCATAGCTAGCGCTGGCACCGGTGCACTGACCGCTGCTGTCGGTCGCGGCGTATTGAACCAGGTAAACCGCCAAGCAGCCAAGCGTATTATCAAGGACTCGGTTGACCGCACTGTCCAAGGAGTCGCCGACCCTGCTGAACAGCAGATTGCTGAGCTGGCTTACGGTTCTCTTCGACAGGCTGCTAAACGCGGCGCAATCGGCGGTGGTTTCGCTGCTGAATTTGCGCCTATGTCTGGCAGCAACCTGTCTGAGGCGCTGGAAGCTGGTCAACCTCTCGATGAAGCTACCGCTATTCGTGCTGCTGCAGTCGGCGTGCCCCAAGCCGCTATTGGCGTCGGTAGCGAATACGCGTTGTTGAAACTAATCGGCGAGCAGGCAACAAAGCGTGCGGCTGTTGAAGGCGGAATCTTTGCCAACTTTGCAAAGCGCATAAGCACAGGTGCATTGCAGGGTGGCGCTATCGAAGCGACTACCGAACTGGCGCAAGAAGGCATATCGGTTGCTAACCGCGCTGACCTCGACCCGCTGTTTACGGCCGAAGACGCGTCTTTGCGTCTAGCTGAGTCAGCCTTCGCTGGCTTCTTCGGAGGCGCGGCCCCAGGAGCAGCCGGTGGTGCGATTGGCGCAGTAGGCGACGCAGCAGCGCGTACTCCACAAGTGGTCAAAGACGCGGCCGGTGGCGTTGTTGGGAAAGCCGCCAACATCTTTGATAAAGCCCGACGCATGCTGGACACCGCCCGTGAGCAACGGGTCAATGACCAGATCAATCAAGAACAGTTCGGTGACATCTTCTCTGGCGGTACAACCCCCGAGCCGGAGCGCGATATCGACGCACAGCTTCGGGCGATGCTTGACCCAACTAGCGGTAAGAACGCTGTGTGGGT